TGCTATAATTACAGATAGATCTAGTGCAATTACAATAGATGTAGGTACTACAAGAAATGTTGCTAAAAGTGGAGTAAATGGTAGTTTTTCAATTGTAGATAGTACAACAGATGGAATACCGAGTATGTCAATAGAAGTATCAGATAGAAATAATGTAAATAACTTATGGTCAGCAACAGTTTATTTACACGAATTACGAACAAACATAGATTTTTAAAATGGCAGAAGAAATAATAGAATTAGAAGTTAAATCAAATATAGGAAGTGTATCTAAGGATATGGACAAACTTGCAGATAATACGGCAAGAGCAGCAGATGAGCAAAAGACTTTAAATAAAAGTACAGGACTAGCTTCACAGGGGTTTAGAAGGTTAAGGACTATGGTACTTGCTTTTGGTGCGGCACTAAAGGCAATAGGAATAGGGTTGTTGATTTCAGGTTTTGTAACGCTTAAAGAAGCTTTAGGAAGAAACCAAAAGGTAATGAATACAGTCAATACGATTATGACTACTGTATCAACTACATTTAATCAAGTAGCAAATGTGCTTGTTGATGTTTATAAGTGGGTAACAAAATCTAGTGACAGGTTTGATAGTTTAGGAAAGGTAATGAAAGGTGTTATGAACTTAGCTTTGACACCTTTTAAACTTGCTTTTTATGAAATAAAAATAGCAGTTCAGGGTGCTATGTTAGCGTGGGAAAAATCACCATTTGGTTCAGGTGATACTAAAAAAATTGCTGAATTGACTGTAGGAATACACAACACCAAAGGTGCAATAGTAGAAACACTAGAAGCAACTGTAGAAGCAGGTAAAGCTATTTTCAATAATTTTTCTGACGCTATTGGGGAGATAGGAGATATTGCAGAGGTGGCTATTGATGGTATTTCTAAAATAAATGTTAAAGCAAACTATGAACAAGCAAAAGCAACAACTGCTGCTCAAAATAGTTCAAAACTAGCTGAAGCAGCAATACAAGGACTTATTGAAAAGAACGATTTGTTAGCAGAAACCCAAAGGCAAATTAGAGATGACGAAACAAAAACTTTTGCAGACAGGATAGCGGCTAATGAGCAGTTAGGTGAAGTTCTGAAGAAGCAAAAAATAGATATGATGAAATTAGCAGATACTAGAGTTGCTTCTGCTGCACTTGAATTAGCTGCAAATAAAGATAATGTAGATTTACAAGTAGCTTATCAACAAACATTAAACGACAGAGCAGGAGTAGAAGCTCAAATTGCAGGATTTATGTCAGAGCAACTTACTAATCAAGTTTCATTAGAAAAAGAATTAGCAGAAACAAAAAGAGAATTAATGCTAAGTGGTTTGGAGGGTATGGCTTTAGAGTTAGCAGAACTTCAAACAGCTTACGACTTAAAAATTGAGATGGCTCGTAAAGCAGGTGAAGATACTACTGCTATTACTGAAAAGTTTGAAAAAGACCAAGCAGCAATCAAAAAGAAGTACGAAAAGGAAAAACAGACTTGGGCAAAAATGTCTGCTGAAGCTCAACTTGATATTATGAGTCAAACGGCAGGTAATATGGTTAAAATATTAGGTGAAGAAACGGCAGCAGGGAAGGCTATGGCAGTAACACAAGCTACTATTGACACTTATAAGGGTGCTACGGCTGCTTATTCAGCTATGGCAGGTATTCCTGTTGTCGGTCCTGCTTTGGGGGCTATTGCAGCAGGAGCGGCAGTTGCTTCAGGTCTAGCAAATGTAAAAGCTATATTATCAGCAGATGCAAGTGGTGGTGGTGGTGGCAGTGCTCCAAGTTCGGCAGGTGCTACAGCTCAAGCTCCTGCTCCTGAAATGCTAAGTGGTAAATTTGAATTAGGTGGTGGAGTAGAACCTGAGCCTTTAAAAGCTTTCGTGGTGACGGACGAAATGACAAACAGTCAAAACCAACTTGCCAATATTAGAAGAAGAGCTACAATCTAAAATCAAATATATTAACTATATATCTATTATATAACAGAACCTTAATTACAATCTTAAATAAATACTATGAACAAGCCAACACCATTAGGAAAGACTTACGAGCAATACGAAAAAGAATTAAAGGAATATAAAGAAATTAACTTGAGTAAAGTTGAAAGAGTTGAGTTGGCAGTTAAGGATTACAAACCATTAGCAGCTAGAATGGAAAAACTAAATAGTCAGATTAATAAAAATGTAGCTTTTCAACTTGCAGCTTACGAAAAGATAAAAAAAGGAGTTAAAATAGCTAAAAATGATGCTTTAGAAGTTAAAAGTATTTTAGAAGAAGCTAGAAGTCAATATAAAAAAGACATACAAGCTGCTAAGGAATTAGATGTAGATGACTCAATTTTTAAAAAAACATTTGGTTTATTAGAAAAATTAGCAGAGAGGAGTAATAAAGATATTGAAGAATTAAAAGTCATAAAATAATACTATATTTGTAAAAAAATATATTATGAAACCATTTACAGAAGAAACGATTGACACAATAATTAGAATAGGAGGTAACGGAACTTTAGAACATTTAATATGACACCAACTAAAATAGTAGAATTAGTAATTGCAGACGATAGTCAAGAACTAGCTATTGACGCTATCAGTTTAGTAACTTCACCTGCAATAGAACAAGACTTTGTTTACTTTGGAAAAGAAAAGAATAACTTAACATTTGCTAAGGTAGATGAGGAGAAAAGAATGCTAGTTAGTCCTGCTCTTATCCCTAATAAGCAAATATTTAGACACGATCCTAATACAGACTCAGACTACTATGTTTACTTTTCAAAAGAAACAGTCCGTAAAGCATCTGAATTATATTTAAAACATAACAATCACCATAAAGCAACCTATCAACATCAAGACAGAGTTTCAGGAGTTCTTACAGTTGAAAGTTGGATTAAGGAAGGTGATCAGGATAAGTCTAATTTATACGGATTTGATTTGCCCGTTGGAACGTGGTTTGTGAAAATGTCCGTTCAAAATGATGACCTTTGGAGCAAGATAAAATCAGGCGAATTGAAGGGCTTGTCAATTGAGGGGTTTTTTGTAAATAAGATGGAAAAAATGAGTGAGCAAAAGCCAACAGACGAAGAAATATTGAAAGCATTGAACGATATAATAACGAAAAATCAAACAACCTAAAAAAAAATCTATTATATACTAAGAATAAAACAATTATGGAATTAAAAGAACAAATCTTAAAAGCACTCGGACTTTCTTCAGAAGTAAAGTTTGAAGTACAAGCAAAATTAGTAGACGGAACGATTATTGTATCAACAGCAGAAGCTTTAGTTGAAGGTGCAGATGTAGCCGTATTAACTGAGGACGGAACGACTATTGAACTTCCTATCGGTGAGTATGAAACAGAAGATGGCGTTATATTCAATGTTGAAGAAGCAGGTATTATAGCTAGAATAGGTGAATCTGAAGCTGAAGTTGAAGAAGAAGGCGCACCTGAAGAAGAAGAAACTATTGAAGCTGCGGATGTTGGCGATTGGGAAGGTATGGAGAAAAGAATCCAAAACTTAGAGGACGCCGTAGCTGATCTAAAAAGTAAAGTGGGTGGTGAAGAAGAAGAAATGGCAGAAGAAATTACTGAAGAAGTAACTGAGCCATCTAAAAATCCTAAGTCAATAAAGACTACAGAAGTAAAAGAATTTTCAGCAGAAGAAGAATTAGAAAATCTTAAAGCTGAGAATGAAAAGCTTAAGACAGAGTTAGCAGAACAACCTGCTGAAGCTCCTATCAATACAAACAAATTTAGCTCAGAAAGAGCAACTCCTACTAAGCAAGACTTAAGAAGAATGACTAAACAGGAGAAATACTTATATAACTTATACAAATAATAATTTAAAAAAATAAAATTATGGCATTTACAGCAGCGAGCTCGTATGCGGGCAAGGCGGCAGGATTTTACATCTCAGCGGCTTTAAAAGAAGCAAAGTCATTGGACTATTTGACTTCAATTGAAAACATTAAACTACAAAGTAACATACAGGTTATGGACGCCTCAGTAAGTCCTGTTGCAGCAGCAACTTGTGATTTTACAGACGCAGGAACACTTGCATTAACCGAAAAAATATTAACAACTACCAATCTACAAATCAATCTTGACTTGTGTAAGGCTACTTTACTTAGTTCTTGGGAAGCTATGCAGATGAGAGCAGGAGCAGGAGCACCACCACCTGCAAGTTTTGACGATTATGTTATCTCTTATATGGGTGATATTATTGCAAATGCAACTGAAACGTCTATATGGCAGGGAGTTGTCGCAGGTGGAGATTTTACAGGTTTCGTAGGTGCAGTAGTAGGTTACTTATTACCGGGTGTTGATGGAACTGTAAATCAAGCAGCAGGGACAGTAGCAGCTTTTAGTGCAACTAATATCATTGAGAACTTACAAGCAGGAACAGATAGTGTAGTAGCTAACTCTCCTTCTGTATTAAGTAAAGATGATTTATACATCTATTTGAATGATAAAAATTATAACTTCTATATTCAAGCAGTATCTACATTAGGATATATTAATGCTTACAATATGAACGGTAATTATGAACCTGTATTTGAAGGATTTAAACTAGCAGTATGTCCGGGAATGAAAGACAACGAATTGGTAATAGCTCAGAAGTCAAATATGTTCTTCGGAACTGACCTACTTTCAGACGCTACTAGAATCCAATTGCTAGATATGGCTCAATTGGACGGCTCAGATAATATGAGAATGGTTTGTAAATACTCAGCAGGTGTTCAAACAGGAGTAGGAGCAGATATTACAAGAGTATCGTAAAACAAATAATACGGAAGTGGTGTCAAAGCCACTTCCTTAACTTTTAAAATAACAACTTATGGCTTGTACGGTATTAACGAAAGGTAGAGGACTTGATTGCTCTCGTAGTTTGGGAGGCGTTAAGAACGTCTATTTCGGTGTGTATGATGAATTTGATGCACCAACAGATGGAACAGGAATCATTGTATCTTCAGCAGAAGTTACAGATATTGAAATGGTGGGGAATAATGTTTATAAATATGCTTTACCAAAGGGTACGGCAAGTGTTACAGAAACTATAAACGGATCAACGGAAGCGGGAACGATTTATTACACGCCTTCTATTACAATTCAATTAAACAAATTAACTAAAGAGGATCAGAACGAATTAAAGGCGTTAGGTCAGTCTAAGCTAATTGTTTTTGCAGAATTAAATGAAAGACTAGCTAGTGGTAACAATGTCATTCTTTGTTTAGGGATTAAAAATGGTATGCACTTGAACGCAGGATCAAATGTTTCCGGAGCTGCTTGGGCAGATAGAAACGGTTACGAATGGACACTTGACGGAATGGAGCAAGAACCAATGAGTATGGTTGCAGATTATCCTGCTTCAGGACCGCTTACAAACCCTGCGTTTAATAGTGGGGCAGGTCTTACAATAACGACTTCATAAGTAGTCTTCATCATATTTTCTTGATTAGGGTGGGCTTCGGCTCACCTTTTTCTTTTTAACTAAAAAAATAAACAAGATTGTTTTCTATTATATAGTAAAGAAATTAAATTATGAGTAGAGCTTGCACGAGTTTAAGTAAGGGACGTGGAATTGACTGCACAAGAAGCGCAGGAGGTGTCAAAAATGTTTATCTAGGTAATTTTGAAGAAATGTCAAGTATTACAGTAACTTCAAGCGAGGTAACTGCATTTTCATTTGGTGATTTTTTTTTATATAAGTATGCTTTACCAAAAAGGGGTGGTAGTGTAGTTGAAGTATTAAATGCTGACGCAGCTACATTAACAGCACTATATTATACTCAAGGATTGACTATTTATTTAGATAAATTAAGCAAAGAAGATCAAGCTGAATTGAAGGAATTTGGACAAGCTAAAGTAATTGCTTTTGTAGAGTTAAACCAAAGAAATGCAGCAGGTCATAATGTAATACTATGCTTAGGAGTTGTTAATGGACTTAGATTAAATACAGGGAATAATACATCGGGTGATAATTGGTCAGCAGCTAATGGTTATGAATGGATTTTACAAGGCACAGAAAAAGAACCTATGGCTGTTTGTGCTGACTACACTACGACTCCATTAGATAATGCAGCTTTTGTTTATCAATCAATTATTACCTCATAAACAAATAAATAAGATTCTTTTCTATTATATATTAGAATGATACAATTAACTTACTCAGAATTATATAACTTCAACATAACAACTGAAGATGTTAGGATAGACACCTCTGTTCCTTCAAGTCAGATTAAACACTTATTGAAGTTTACTAATGATATGGATAAGGAGGTAAAGTAT